CTGATATTGCATCTTTTGGATATCCATAAGGAAACATTCCTTTTAAGGACTCTCTTACATCTGGTTGATTCTTAGTTAGTTCACCTACAGTAACTCCAACATATGGACCTACTGGGAAAATGTCAGATATGATATTTGGATTACCGGTGTTATAAAGAACATCTAATCCGCCTTGAAAGATAATATCTAAAGATCCCTTTGGGATACCAACTGTAGTTAATGACTCTAAGCCTGGTATGCGAGTAATGCCTTTAGGTAAATCAAGCCAGATAGTGTCATTACCTTTTGTTTGTCCAACTGGAACCTGATTACCATCTTCATCAGTTACAAGACCTGATCTATTGGGTGATTGCCATACAAGATAGCCCTTATTAATAATAGATGGGTCTGCTACTGCTAATTTAGTCCAGGTCTTATAAGCATTTTCTTGTGCTGAGAAGAATGGGTTTATATACTTCATAGCGGTAGCAAGATTAGTCTTACGCTCAATATTAAAAAGGATACCCTTCATTTCGCGTAAGGCAAATTTGTGTGCTTGCATCATAATAGCTGTTTGATCAGCTTGGCTAATTATTTCACCTCTAAGACCAGCTACTACTTCTACTCTGCGCTTAGCCTCTTGACGATATAAATGAACATAAACTGGATTTCTAGCAAAAGCATCTTCAGGCATAGTTGCTAGTAATTTAAATAAAGAGTTTATTCCTTTTTTAACCGATACATCTGAAGCATTAAATATGTTCTCTGTAAGAACGTGACCGTGAATAATAGGCAAGACTGTAGGATCTTTAAATGTTGCTCTTAAATCATTAGCAGTAATATCAGATAACTTATCGCGTAGGTTAGATGATACTGGAAGGTACTGATCTAAGAATCCATTAACTTTATTAACATACTCAGTTGAATCATCTGAAGAGATAGCTAGTCTACGGCGTAGATCACGACCATCTGGAGATGATTTTACCCAACGAGCAATATCTTCAAGAGATTCTCCGGCAATAATCTTCTTTACTACTACTGAGTTACCAAATTGTGTGCGTAGTGTCTGCGCCCATTGGTCAAAGTACCCAGGATCGGTAGGCTTTACAGCACCAATACCTTTAGATGATAGTTTTGTTTTGTATAGATCTGTGTTGCTATCAACCATACGCTCAAAAGAATTGCCAGAAGATGCAATACGTTTAAACATATCACCTAATGGTCCACCAAAGGCATCATCAAGAATATATTTTTGACCATCAGATGTGGTTACATTATATGATCCACTACCAATGGTTTGATCTGGTTTTACGTTCTTAGATTTATTAAGTACAGTTGAGTAGTGTTGATATATGGCTTGTTTTTCTTCTTGTAAAAGTTTAAAGGTATTAAGTTCACCAGCAAGATCTATATCATCTGGATTTAAAGATACCTTAGCCTCTAGTGCTGATATACCAGCTTTTAATTCATTCAGTTCATTTATGACTTTAGTGTTTAATTTTTGAACTTGTCTAAAAGTTAGACCAGCATCTACTGCTCTATATTTATCAACCAAACGAGCAGGTGTGGATACTGTATCATTCAAAATACTTTTAAGACCAGGACCTAAATGACGTAGTTGAGCATATGCTCCGATAGAACTAGCAATACGCAAAGAAGAATCTACAGTGTTACGAATGGTATAACCTAGACGTAGTAGAACTGCTGCTTTAAACATATCCTGAACAAAGTCTAATGAATTAAATACCGCATTTTTGGTATTACCAAGTAGGTTAATTTGCTTAGCATTACGCTTTAACAAATCATCCATTAGATCAAAATCCATTATAGGTAAAAAGTTTGCAGTTTGTGATTCTAACTGTGGAACCTTAATAATAGAATTATCAGTATCTACCATAAAGCCTTTATCTTTGATAGACTTTAATGCTGAAGTTCTAGCACCCTTATAGTTGTTATAAATTTCTGTAGCTATATCTTCATCAACATTATATTTTTTAGCAAGTGCTCTTAGGCCAGTGCCTTCAAGATTTAAAGTTGCTGTATATTTTGCCTCTGGCGTAGAAGCAGCAAGATATGGATCCAATAAAGCCTTGCTCTCATCTGGTGTTAGATTAAGTCTTTTTTCTAATCTAGAAACATTGGCAATAACTTCTCTATAAGAATCTGGATCGTTAAAATCTACTAATCCTGATGGGCGTTCTCCTGCTGCCCAAGACACTTTTTGGTATAGACGATGAAATGGGGTAGGTTGGAATATTTCAACTTTAGGAACACCTACTGCTTGGTCATAAAATTTAAGTGATCTAGATTTGGCAACAAAATCTTCTGCACCTTGCAAAACTTTACCAGTAGTACGAGTTAATGAACCGCCAGCTTTACCAACCTCCATAAGATCAGCAAAGTATTTATCAGTTGCTGCTAAGGACCTGTAGTTAGCCAATGCTTCATCTGTTACTGCTTTGTTATCATTTAAAAATGGAAGCATACCTGAACCATCAGGAGCTGAGAATAATTTGAACTCATCTACTGCTGATAACTTACCACGCTCTGCCTCTAGAGCATCAGTTATATATGTTCTTTGCAAACGTAGATCATCCATAGCTTTAGGATCACCAAGTGCTGAACGAAGAATAAGCGCTGTTTCATCTATATCTACTGAATCACCTAATAAATGAGCAAGTAGTCCTGGGTTAGATGAAGATTTAACCATAGGATGAGATAGAGCATAGGTTGAACTGTTATCTGTAAAGTCTTTTAATACTTTAGTAAAACGATTATCTACACCGTATTGAGCCTTAGTAATATCTTCTGCGGCTTTAGCCACTAAATCTGCGTTCTTTAATTTACCAGTACCAAGTGTACTTTCTTTTAATACCTTAACACCTTTAGCAGCACCTAATGAAACATCACCGAATAATTGAATACCAATGTTTCCCGCTTTTTCTAAAGCACTAAACATACCGTTCTTGTATGCGGCTTCTCTTTCTCTTGGATCATAAATATTAAATTGTGGATCATAAGATAATCTAGTTGCTGAAACGGTACCGGAAAGGGCTGCCTTACCAAAATCTATTTCTTGTGCGCCTTTGTAGGCTCTCTTCCAATCATCAGGATTAAAAAAACTTGCCTTACCACCTGATACTTCACCTTGCATTAAAAAATAAGTAGATGCTGGCTCTCTAATTACTTCTTGATTTACCTTATATAAACCTTCAAGTGCTGGAGCTAGACCAGGAACTTTATAAATTGCTCCACCAGCAGAAGCAAGTGGTTTAACTATACTTTTTTGTGCTTCACTTGATGCAGTTTTAAAAGGTTGGATAAATCCATTATATTCTTCATCATCATTCCAAGGTGCAGTTCCGATATCCCAAGCAAAATTAACAGGAGCAGTTACTAATCCTGCTACCTCTTCACCAAATTTAAAAGCATTTTTAGCAGCAGTACTTGCTACATCACCGATTCTGTTCCATACACTCACAACTGATCCCTTAATTGTCTAATAGCTTTACGAGTCTCTGGTGATGTATTAGGTAGATCTGAAATGTAAGCAAGTACTGGCATATAAGATGAAATTGCTGCTCTAAAGTTTGTGTCATCTGGTTGGCGCATAGCAAGTGCTTCTGATCCTGCGCCAGCACCCATATCAATACCATTAGTAATAGGCTCTTCTGGTCTTTGTGATGGAGCAAATAATGGAGTTACTGGTGTTTGTGCCATTGGATTAGCAGGTCTACCACCTACATTATCTGCAATACCACGAGTCTTTGCTTTTGGCGCTGCTGTATTAAGTGCAGCAGTCTCGCCACCTTCTCCGTATGATGTTGAACCTAAACTCATATCTGTTCTCTTGGAGTATTTACCTGGGCCTGATGCGCCAGCTAATGGACCTCTTGCCATTATTCCTCCTTTAAAGTTTCTAAGTCTTGCGAAAATTGTTGCCAAACTTTTTCTTCTTGGCTTTTCTGAGTTGAATGATAGATAGCTAATTGGTGCAGATCATCTGCAAGTGCTTCTATTACTGATGTTAAATTTAAAAAAAATCCTGATACTATTACTAGATAATCAGACAGTCGCACTGGGCGATTAAGATTGTTATCGTTATTCACCCAGTGCTCCCGTCTTTAAAATAATTACGCCTTTGTTCCTTTGCGACCTGCTGGTGTGTAACCGAACTCAACTTTTCCACCTGCTGGCTTAGAAGTATCCTTCTTGCCTTCAACTGGCTTTGCCATTGGTGCTGCTGCTCTTGATCCCTTATTCATTATTCACCTCCCTTGTTATGCTGCTCCGCCAATAGAGGCGAGTAGTTGTGCGATATCAGGTCTAGGTCCAGCAGCAGGGGCCTCTCCGCTTTGTTGTTGTTCAGTTGGCTGCGAGGCAGGAACGGGGGCCGTTCCTACTGCTGGAATACTAGTTTGTTCTGGAAGTGCCGGTGCTGTTGGTGCTACTGGCTGTGGTTCTGGTGCAAATGCTTTTTCTATAATAGTTTCTAACTGGAAACCCTTTTGTCTACCTTGGATTACTTCTGCAATTCTTGTAATGATTTGAGATGGGTCTTGACCTTGGGCAGCAAGTGCGGGAATAGCTTGTGCATACTGAGCAACAGCAACGCGAAGAGAATCACGCATTTCTTCAATGTCAACTCTTTGTTCTTCTTGCGTAACATTTAACTCCATTGGTATTTCTCGGCGGACATAATCACGGGATACTAACTTATCGCTACGCATTTGTAGTAATGCAATGATGGCTCGGTTAGGATCCATACCAGACATAATGCCGTAACGTACATCTACTCCATACTCACCTTTAATATCACGAGATGGTGTGTACTTCATTGTATAAGGTGTACCGTCATCGGTTCCCTTGATAGTCTTGGTCATATTACCAAAGACAACCTCATCTACTTCAAAACAAAGTGATGTTAACTCTTGGAACAATCTAGCAAACTGCGCTTGTGCTGCTTTAACTTGTGTATCAAAGCCAGCCTGTAATGCTTGAACTCCACGACCTGTAACAACAGAGGCATCAATATTACCTGAACGAGATTCAGGGTAACGAGAACCTAATCTTAACTCACGCTCTAGTACACCTGACTCTGTAAATACTCCTGCTGGTAGTTCTAGTGGAACTCTACGAATACCTTGTGGATTAGCAGAACGCATAATTGCATCAGGTCCTAGTGCTAACTCCTGTACATCTTGTGGAATAGCGATAGGTGCTTGAATAGATTTCTCTGCTGCTTGGATCTGTAATACTGCAAAGCGAGCACGGGCTAGTTGAACGGATAGAACATCATCAAATTGTCCACGAGCTTCACCGTCTAAGGATGAGCGAAGTGCAACTCTTGCTAAACACTTACCGACTGGGTTAGGTGTATTAGATAGAACTAGATTGTTACGCTCTGGTATAAAAATTAAGTCTTGATCTTTATCGTGGTATCTAACGATAGATAGGTAAGGGGAAGCGTAAGAATAAACTGTCTTTCCAACTATCTGATCATAGAACTCAGGATATTGGGATGCGATAGTTTCAGCATCGGATGCAATGATCTGTGATATAGATAGGCAACGACCAAAGCGATCTACCTCAGGGTATACACCAAAAGGATTTAGTAAACGGATACGAGGATTGTTTGTTTCATAATCCATTTCAATCATTGCTGGCAATATACCGTAGGTATTAAAGTAATCAGCACCGGTATACATCTGGATCTGTAGATCAGATGATGAGATGTAGTAGTTTGCAATGCGAGTTCTAGTATCAGCAGCACGGCGTTGGGTATCAGATACCATATTAGTTGCTGCACAGTTAAA